TTATTTTCTACCGCACAATACCTCATAATGTTACTTAATACCACGGTTTTAGGCACAATATGTAGTGGTATAGCAAGAATCGTGCCAATACTACATATAGTATACCAGCAAATATCATGCCAGGGCAAAGCGCGGCCCAAAGTAATACAAAGTATTACTTTGTTGTATTGTTTTGTAGTAAGTAGTACCAAGTTTCGCGCAAAGCGCCTAAAGTAATACAAAGTATTACTTTATAGTATTACTTAGTATTAAGGCGCAAAGCGCCCCAAACAAATACAAAGTATTTGTTTGTAAAGTAGTTTAATATGTATCAAAGCAAAGCCCTATACATTATATAGGGGTGGGTGGAGGGCATAAAAAAGGGCGCCAGATGTCGGGGATGACACCCAGCGCCCAGCCCCAGAGGAGGGCTATTTAAGGTGGTACCTTCTATGAAGCGCGATGACTGGGAATCCACTGACTCCTGCGATTGACATATAGAAGGCTATGTTTTCGATACATTCGGTTCTGGCAGCCCGAGCTAAGATCTTGAACCTCTTTGCTCCTAGCCACCTTAAGGCTTCGATCAATGCCTCACGGTCGTTGTTGAATTGGATTTCGTAGTGCATAATAGTGGGAGGGCCTGTGATAGCGCCCTCCCTCTCCTTTAGCTGTTGAAGTAGAAGACCGTGGCTAGCACGATCAACTGCAGGATGGCGAAGGTCTTGGGGATGCGGCCCCAAGTTGGGATGTTCAGCGAGCTACGATAGAGACCGGTGAATCGGCCCTTGTCGTCTCTGATTGCTCGCTGGATGATGATGCGGTGTCTCATGATTCTCTCCTCTGGGAGATTGTGATGTCGGTGATGTCTCTCATCACCTGTACTAATATAGTACAGCCAGGCTGAGATGTCAAGAGAAATCGGCGGCCTGGCGCAACTTTTTCTTTTGGGGCAAAGGCGGGCAAAGGTGATCAGAATGATCACCTCGTTTTTCACTTTTTTCTTTTTCACTTTCGCCGGGGGGCACTACCAAAACAAGAATTGTTTTGGTAGTATAACCTGAGCGGTACAATACAATAAATTCACAATCTGAATTAATGGGAATTTGATGTATGGCAAACGGCTCATATACACAGCGCAAAAGGCCCGAGGAAGAGGGTGACGAAGGGGGCGAGGCCCAAGGTAGAGCGGGGGATACGGGTGGATTTTTCCGTAGGCCTGGAAGTGAGGGGAATGTAGAGTGGAAAGACACCAGATTAGGACGTGCCCTTAGTAGGCCAGAAGACGATAGAACAACAGGAGTTTCTCCGCGCACAGCGGCAAACGTGGCGGCAGCTATTGGTGGCGCAATAAATCCTGTAATAGGAAGCGGACTCGCATTATATAATTTAATAAAATCACCAGACGAAACGAGATCCGATTTACCTAGCCCTACCGTAAGGACTACTACTACTGGTGACCCAGACGCAAACAGAGTTAATCCTAATGATGGCGGAGCCTCTAGAATCACTGAAGAGCACACACAACAAATAGAAGAAGAAATATCAGCTCGAGGTTTACATCCTGATTCTTATGCCGCAGAACAATACAGGAAAGAAAGTCGAGCACTCGCATTCCAGACAGGGCGTGGAGTCACAAACGTAGGAAGCGCTGAAGAATCCACAGGTATCCGAGGTGCTATATGGGCGTCGGAAGTTCCTTCAAGTATGGGCCAGGCCTTAGCGCAAAATGCTACTATATGGCTCCGTGGTCGTAAGTATGCTATATGGCGTCGAGAGGGTGGATGGGTCTTGGTTCCTGAAGAGTACGACGAACGAGAAGATCGTTAAAGGTATAGGTAACTAATGGCTAAGTATGCACCACTAAGTCCTCCTATTCAAGGAATGCCCATAAGCGGGGGTCGTCAAGAAGTTACGGCTATGCCTGGGTATCGTGATGAGTGGGATATTCTTCAGGAATCTCTTGAGAATACTGGTATGTTTCCGTTTGCTCCTGGCCTTGGCGATTTTGCGTCAGAGCTAGGAGATCTTATTCTGTATTCCAGTTCAGGCAAAAATCGAACTGGAATAGATAGAGTTAATGACTTAGACCGTCTTGTAGCATTACCTGCTACCTGGGCAGGCCAAGCCGCAAAAGAATTTGGCGGTTTGTTGCAGATGACTCCTGAGCAGTTAGTCCAGCTTCGTAGATCCATAGGGTCAATCCTAAATGATGACACTAATGCACGTAGTGCTTTGTGGGAAGGCGTAAAAGCAGCTGGACGTGGTTATCAAAAAGATCCTATGAGTGCTGCAGAGGATTTTGGCAGCCCTGGTATGATGGGAATTGCAGCGCCTAAGCTTCTTTCTGGTATGGCTAAAAAAGCCTTGCAGAGTAGTGACGTGCCCGTGAAACAACCAAAGCTAGATATACAGCAAGGTATGGAAGCAGTAGGTCCAGAAGTTCCTTCTCAGATAATGCCTGCAGACGTAACAGGAAAACAGCTTGAAGCATTTCATATACCAGAAACTGTAGGTTGGGACGTAGATAGTATTCCAGACGATCAGTGGAATAAATTTGTTAACACAGGCGATGCTGATGCCATAAAGGTAGAAGGCGATCTCCCAGATCCCGATGATGTGGATTTCGAGATGCCGCAGACAGAAGCGACTGCTCCTTCAAAACCTTCAGATGCAGATGCAGATGCAGATCAAAAGTTTGAACCTTTGGATGATAATGCGATTGCTGCTTTATCTGATGACGCATTAGACATAGAAATAAATAAAACAAATATTACAATTAATGATCTGACTAAATCAGATTATGTAGATGAAGCTCATCAGGATGCTATAGACAAAGCACGTGAGGGTACGTTAATTGACTTTAAAGATGAGCTAAATAAACTTGTTGCAGAGCGTCGTAGACGTAGAGCTGGCGGTGGTGAAAGTCCTTCCGGTGAAAGTCCTGATTGGGCAGAAGCTAATAAAGATATTATAGTAGGGACTCCTACACCAGAAGATATAGATTTGTTTTCTCGTGCTTCGCAAAGTGCATCTACAGGATCTAATCAAGATATTCAAGATGCTATAGACAAATTACGAGAGCGTTTACGTGGAGCTAGTGCTGGCGACGATATTAGTGATCGTCTAATAACAATGTTAAATGTATACATTAAAGAACGTGCTAAGCGTTTAAGCGCAGGCGGTTGGGATGTGGATTTTGGAGGGAATAAATTTTAATGTCAAATTTAGTAAATGATCGGGCATTAGACTCTGCCCGCATAGTAAGTATGTTGATATACGAGGGTAAGACCGCAGGCGAGATTGCTAAGAGTCTTAACACGACTCGGCCTAAGGTCATCGAACATCTAGAGTCTCCTCGTGTCCAGGAAATGATCGATAGTGCACAGGAAAAACGTCACGCTCTAGTAGCTCACATACCCATAGCAAACTTCGCTACTCGACTTAGCAGACTCGAGCAGATTTATAAAGCTAATGAACAACTAGGAGATTTCGGAACGTGCCTGAAGACCTTGCACGCGGCACGTGAAGAAACCAAGCTAGTTCGAGTAGAAACCAGAGATGAATCTAAGCCTCAGTTCGTAGTAAACATCACGAGCTTTAAAGGCGCAGAGGATTCTGCTAATGCTATAGAGGTAGAAGAAGTTGTCGAGCGAGTTGCAGGACATATTCCAAGCTCTACAGAGTCTGGACACACAGAAGCCCAAGCCGCGGAAACATCGTAAGCAAATACCAATTCCGCCTGTAGGTGATATGTCAGACGGGGTCTCGGTAGACTTACACCCTGGGACTCTGAATAAAACTATAGACGCAGAGCACGAATGGAACTTTAACGCATACAAAAGACTAGCATTCGTAGTATTTATGCAGGGGCTTAACAACATAATAGAGTTACTGTACAAATGGAAAGACCATGATTGGCTTCATGAGACATATAAACAAATAAAATCAAAAGAGATTTCGTTCCAAGACGCATCTAAAACACACAACATAGAACTCCTAGACCTTAGAAATCTATATTACGATTATGAAAAAGACTGGAAGAATGATCCTATAGAATGGATGATGTCTTTAGAAGCTCTGCCGTATCTTGACATGCTAGACATAGACCCAGAATTGGCTATTGAGCTAGCAAAGACTGTAGCAAGCGGTGAGCGTAGCATAGGAATATCAGAGCCGGACATAGAACTATTAGTGTTACCACAATACGATAACACTGCCCGTAAGCAACAAGCTATGGGTAGATTCTTGCAAACATCGTTTGCGTCTGTGACTAAGAAAAATGCCGACACGCGGTAGGGTCCATACAGAGAGCATTGAAGACCTAGAGTTCAATGTTGCTCTACAACCTAAGCAGTTTCAGCTACTAGAAGCTGTGCGTAATGGCGTGCGATATCCTTTTTATGGCGGCGCTAGGGGTGGAGGGAAAAGCTACGCATCTCGAATCATAATGCTCATCATGCTCATGGAGAATCCTGGGTCAACAGGGCTATTGATTCGTAGAACATTTAAACAGCTCGATGGTAATCATATTCGCCCTTTGTTTAGGCAGTTTCCTAAAATCAGAAACTGGTACAACAAGAGCGAAGGCGTAATGTACTTGCCTAATGGTAGTGAGTTGATGTTCG